ATAACAGATTGAGCATTAACTGTCGATGGGAAATTTAATTCAACCTCAAATAAGTTTGGTCTTACGCCGCCGCCAGTAAAGTTAGTTTTAAACTGACTAATAGTTCTTTGTGGCATGATTTTTTACCTCTTCGTAAAAATTAAACGTTACCGATCACTTCTGCGAATGAGACACCTGTTCTGGTGGCTACAAACGTCAATCCAATGAAGTTAATTGATCTATTTGGTTTAATGAAAATATCAGCAACAAATTCATTATTATCAATAATTGCAGCGGTGTTATTTGTTGTATCACAAATAACTCTGTAGTCTTCAATACCTCTCTTTGCTTGAACATCACGTAAGAATGGTTCAACAATATTTACAAAATTACTTCTCGTGATATCATCATTAAATTCAAATAGTTGATCTTTTGCAGCGGATGAGATTGCATTTTCTAGATAGATAAACAATCTACGAACATTAATTCTATCAAAAGCTGATGCCTTAGCAAGACCAGTCTTATCACCAAAGAGAATAATACCAGCACCTGGTGAGAAGATAACTGGATTAATTCTGTTCGAATACAAACGATCTCTTTGTACTTTTGATGGATTGTACGCTAGTTTAACAGCATTTAAGATAGAACCTCTTGCTGTACCAGCAGGTGAGAACCATGGAAAATTGGTCGTATCATTTCTAGCGCAAAGACCTGCAATATCAGCATTTAGTGGTACATATCTAAAAGTATCAGCAAATCTATCATACATGTACTTATATCCAGAGTCAAAAACTGCATAAGAAGATGATGGGATTGGAGCATAGAAACTAATTACATTATCTGTAATTGTTGCAGCGTCTTTCAGTACGTATTGTCCAGAAACAGCTTCTGTCAATAAAGCTGATCTATATGGAGAAATGAATGCAATGCAATCTTTTCTTTCTTCCGCAACAGAAATTAATTTTGATGCTAACGCCTGAGCTGTTTCCTTCTCATAACCAGCAGATCCCATAATTAGGAAATCTACTTGATACTCTTCACTATTAGACAATAGACCATATCCAGTAGAAAGATCGCCAAGAGTAGTTGCAAGTGCTCCTGTAGTTGTTAAAGATTCTCCACCATCATAATTCTTACCATTTGTTAAAGTTAAAGTATTTGCACCAGTTCCAGCAAAGTAAATTCCATCAGATGCTTCTTGATCCCATCCAGTATCTGATGCAAGATTGAAATCTGAACTGAAAGCAGTGGTAACGATTCCACTAGGTGAAGATCCTCCAAAAATGTAACTTGAATTTTCTGAAAGATACTTTCTCCAATATGAAGGACTTCCTACCGAAAACTCAGCGTTTGATGCTTTTGAAAGACTTAGATGTTTTTCTAAAATTGTGCCAGCATTTCCACTAACTGATCCAGTATCATCAATTACTACAACATGAACTTCATCAAATCTAGAACCTCTTGCTGCTGCATAATTTGATGTTGATGGTCTATCAGCAATTGTATTCCATGAAATTGTTGAGTTTGTCAACGTAATTGTTTGTTGATCAAACCAATCCTGCTGTGTTGTATAAGTTTTTGTGGTATGTGCGGTTGAATAACCATTTGTATGAAGGCCAAGAGTTCCACTACCACTAAATGCATAAACACCACTTGGTTGATAATCAACTGTTGTTTCCGTTCCAGCTGCTGATACATGACTTAAAATTTTAACATGTACAAAACTTACACCAACACCAGTAACAACACCTTTCAGATGTCCATCGAGGGAAGATGTTGTTCCTGCACCAGCAAGAGTTGTAGTTATAGTTTGAGTTACACCGTACCCAACACTAATACCAGAAGTAACAATACCACTTAAAATTTGATCAGTTTGACCATCGACTAATGCAACTTTTACACCATTTGCCCAAGATCCTGGATTTCTTGCACAAACAGTTACATTACTAATTACATTTTCATCATATCCTAAATTTACATAATCTTCATAACTTTTAATTTTGATGCTAGAAGCAGATCCTACGAAAGCATTTTTTAGATCATCTCCATCTGACCTGATGACTCTCAGACTAGCTCCATATGCTAAAAATGATGAAGCACTCAACCAGTTTTCATAATGCTTATCGGCAGAATATGGATTGCCAAAAGCAGCAATCAATTCTTGCTCATTTCTAACCAAAACCGCAGTCTCTACTGGTCCCTGAGCAAATGGGGAAACAATTGCTCCAATTTTATTTGAAGTTGGGTCTACTCTTCCAATAGTTAGATCAACTTCTCTAACTACAATTCCAGGAGATGCTAAATTTAGTGGCATCTTTATTCTCCTACAAGTCCAGAATTATTCTAGAAATATTTATTAAAAAGACTTCTTTCAGTGGGGAAGCCGTCCATGAACACTATTACCAGTCAGGATATTCCCACTCAATAACTTTTGGTTTTCCTTTACGATTAGAAATAGTTCTATTTTTTGTACATTCTTTACACTCATATGAGTATGCAGAAGGAAAAGCTCCTCTTCCTTTTCTTGTTAAATAAAATCCATCTATCAAATCTTTAATCTTTCCACAAACTCTACATCTTCTCTCCGAGAATAAAAAATGTTCAGTGTCTATTTGATCATCAAAATCCACTACAAATAATCCCACATATAAGACCTATCGCCATATTCATCAGTATACCAACGATCACCTTCAGAATCTGTGAACGATGTCATCGAAGAAATTCCATCTTCAATAAATCCAAATGGTGCCATATCTTGCTCAATCTGATTTTTCTGTTCTTCATAGATACGTTTACGAACATCATTATCAGTCATTTCTTTAAAATATGGTTGTGCAACTAACCAAGAAAAAATAACAAGACACATTGCCAAATCATCATTACATCCTTCTTCTGCTTCAAAAGAATTGTGTCTTTGTGCAAATGTTGTAAGTTCTGATATAATATCATAATCTACAGTCAATAACTTATCATCCTCTAATAAAGTTTTTAAATTGGAGCATCCTAATTTTTTAACTGCCGCAGTCATTCTCACTCCAAGTTGAGACTTTTTTCCACTAAATCCAGATCCAACCAATTGTCCGGCACGACCACGCATTGCACACATCAAAACATTGTCATATTCCAAATCAAAGTGGAGAATATTTGCTACTTGATCTCCAATATCATTTACTTCTATCAATAACCAAGCACCATTATATCCCTTTGCTACTTCGTGAATAATACTTGGAAATAGCATTGGTTTAATTTCATTATTTCTATACTTTGCTACAATTCTATATGGAAAAGTTGTAATATCAAAAACAACAAACGCTGAATAATCGTTGCCAAGACCACGTGCAACATCCACTGTCATCATATAGTTGTGTTCCTCTATTGGATTTTCGTAAATATCCAACCCAGCATTTCTTTTAATAGGATCTTCATAGGTAAGGTTTCTAAGTTTTGCTGGATTGATTAATGTATTAATAGATCCTAGAAACTCACATTCAAACTCAACCTTAAATTGCTGTTCAGAAGTGTTTGCAATAGTTTGCTCTTTCCAAGCAGCATCTCTACCAGGAACTTCTGACCAATGAACATCGGTGGGAACATATTCGTTTCTACCACGTTCAGCATCATGCCACATGCGGTAAAAGTGGTTCATACCACGTGGAGTTGAAACTATGATGACTTTTGTGCTTTGTCCAGAAGAAATAGTAGGATAAACAGAGGCAAAGAAGTCATCAGCAATGTGATTCGGGATAAAGGCGAACTCGTCAAGAAAGATGACATTATAGGATCCGCCTCGGACAGCAGATGACGAAGTAGAGTTAGATGAAATTTTGGAGCCATTTTCTAGTTCCAGACTACCTTTGTTCCAAGATATGATACCTTGTTGCATCCACTTGGGCAAGTTTTCATAAGCAAGTTGCAATCTTCCAAGAAGATCTCTAGCAGTAGATGCTTTGTTTGCCAGAATAGCTATATTAACATTGTCGTTGAATACGGCATAATGTAACAAATATGAAACACAAGTTGTTGATTTACCCGTCTGACGAGGCATCTTACAAATATTAAATCTGTTCTTATGGAAGTTACTGATTAACTTCTCCTGAAACGGATACATCTCAAAAGGAACTAAACCA